ATCATCGGCTCGGGGAGGTCTACCGTGGCGCAAAACTTCTTGAGCGCCTTTAAGCCTTCCTTCTGGTTAGCGTAGCCCTTGGGCAAGCCTGTAGATTCTTCTATCTCGTCAGCCTTGCCCCCACCGCAGTCTATGTCGAGCCATATGGCCCCCAGAGAATCTACGTTTTCTGTTTTCCTGTTGCCTTTTTCCTTCAGCTTCCCTAGCGCAAAATACGCATCAATGCCGCGTTCGGAAAAGTTGTTAGCTATTTTGTATGCTTCTTCTAGCTTAGTAGTAAACTCCGGTATGGGTATACCGTCTCTAGTTATGCCGACCACACTATATACACCGCCCGAAGGGACGACGTGATTTATGAGGTCAAAAGTTTCCATTATTCGTATTCAGCTATAAAGTCTTTTATTAGTTGTGCTAAACGGTAGTTTGGTTCGTGGACACCAATAAACCAGTTGTAGACAGTCTGCCTGCTAACCCCCAACTGGGAGGCCACTTCAGAAGTGGGTACATTGTTTTTAATGCACACGCGACCAAGGCGGACTCCCAGTGAGGATTTATTAGCTTTCTTATTCAGACTATCGATGCGAGTCGTATAGCCGTAGCTCATTAGTCGTCGTCACCCCATGATGCGATTATGTCTTCGATGTCTTCATCGTCTTCATCGTCAATAACTTCGACTTTCTTCTTACGCTTCGACGGAGCTTTAACTTTTTCTTCGACTTCTTCGTCGTCGTCAAAATCGTTTGAACTACCACTTTCTTCCGAATCAAACATATCGTCTGAACTTTCTTCTGCGAAAGGACTACCGGACTCATCATCTGCACTGAACCCTTCTTCCTCACCAAACGGAGAAGGCGGTTTGTACGGCAGGTATTTAATAACCTGAACGCCCCGCAGCCTTAAGGACACACCGGTAGCTGCCATTTTGTATGGTATAAGTTCTACCGCTACATTTATTGTGCTACCAGTAGTGAGTTTAAAATCTGCCCCCAGCTTCTTATTCTTTGCGTCAAACTGGTCGGGAGGAGAAGTTGGACTACCGCTGTAAGCGGCCTTCAGGCTGGCCTTGCCGATAAAGCTACCGTCCTCTTGTTTCTTGAACGGCATCTCCAGCTTCTTAGGCCAAGACTTATCGCGGCCAGAAGCGTTGGTGTACGCGCCCTGCATAATGTTATACAGCTCTTTTGCCTGCTTGCTGCTCATCTCGAAATCTAGCTCATACTTCGCGCCATCTTCCGTAGCTTCACAAGGTACGCTCTTGCCGTTGGCTCCCGCCTTGTTATCAAACCGGTAAGGCTTGTCTAGGCGTGGGTAGCGTGCGGTTACACCGCGTATAATGTGAGATTGATTAGCCATAAATTGCTCCACAAATGGGTTTATTTCTTGTTGTGCGGCTTCACTTAGCCGCGTTACGTTTGCAAGTTCTTCCTCAGAGAGAGGTCGAACTGGTTTGAAATACATTTTGTAAAAGTCACGATGCTGTACAAAATATATTTCGGTGAGCACAGTACTTACATGCTCCCGGTTACGCTCAAGATGTTCTATATATTTATATAGGTTCATCCTGCTATCTTCTTTCGAGAACAAGCTCAGTGCGTTAAGCCTGATCTCGTACCACACAGCTTGCTCGGGGAAAGCTACCTTAATGTTTGTAAAGAACTTACAAGGTGCTCCTCCGGCAGGGCTGCCTGTTCGTATGCTCTTACTGCAATCTATACAGCGACCAGCTTGCTTGTCAGTAACTGCCGCATCTGGAAAGTCACAACCGTAAGACCAACAGATAAGCCTACCGTCGTTGTAATAGTTTCTTGAGAGCGTGCCACTATCTATTATTACGACTTCTATAGAGCGCAGTGGCTCGTAGGTATCCGGATGCAAAAAGCACCCGTCCTGTATTTGAAGTCTGCTCATGTATTACGTGGCTTAAGTACAGTTACTGTGTACTTGCGGTTAACTTGTAGCCCCGGTGGTGCCACATCAGGATTAGTTTCTAGGAACTCTTTCATATTAGAAGTGTGTATGCGCTTCTCTAGCAAATGAAACGCAGCGTGTTCTTCTATGAAGTTGTACATCTTATCCCAGTCATTAGCCCAGTAGTTGGTACGAACTCTACGTGAAATAGTACCGGCGGGCGTTTTCAGGCTGTCAATGTTTTGCTCTTCGCACAGAGCTAACATTTTTTCAATTACTTTTTCTTGTTGTGCTTTTATCTCCTTTATCTCGTCCTCTTTATCTCTGATAGCATCCCGCATCTTTATATAGATGGCGGTTAGCTTGTCTGGTGTGTCTTTCATTTGCTCCTCCTTTTTTTGGCAGGGAGGAGTAGTCTATCAACAAGCTTTACACTGTCAAGTATTTATTTCTTGTTTATACAAATCGATTATCTTGTGGTGGTGGTCCACTTTAGACCGCAACATATGGTATAGGCGCGTTTCAACTTCACTGCCTCGTATATGAACTATTGTCATTGGGTTGTGTTGCCCGGGTCTGTTGATACGTGCATTGGCCTGTAAGTATGTTTCTACGCTAGTAACAGGAGCGTACCAAATAATCGTATTCGCAGCGGTCAAAGTAAGACCGTGGGACGCAGCTTGAGGTTGTATTATAAGCACTTGAATATTACCGGTTTCTTGAAAGTCCTTTACTATTCTGCTGCGTTTGTTTACTGACACGCTGCCGGAGATTATTTCGCACGCTATTTTATTTTTAGTCAGGAATTCTTTTAGTAATTCTATAGTGTGGGTGAAAGGCACGAACACCAGCACTTTGTGCGATGCCTCGTCAATAGCTTCTTGTACTACCCTTAGTCTACTGCTAACGTCAAACTCAATTACTTCTCTGTCGTCTGAATACACAGCACCGCCAGAGATTTGCAGTAGTTTATTTATATTAGTAGCGGCATTGACAGAAGTAACTTGCTCCCCGTCAGCTTCCATTACCATGCGGTCTTTTAGCTCTTTGTAGTAGGCAGCCTGTTGTTTCGTGAGGGGTGCGTCTCTGTCTAAGTACGTAACCGCAGGTAGGTCAAGACACTGATCTTTCTCGAACCTAATTGCTGGCTGTAACGCCTCGTGGACCGTCTTTTCAGAATCTTGCTTGGGGCGCCATGTGTACTGGGAGATTTTATACATCACCTTGTCTTTGAACTCAGTGAAATACCTAGGCACCCCACTTGGGTTTATAAGCTTCGCTAGGCCAAACGCATCTACAGGAGATTGTGCTGCGGGAGTACCAGTAAGCATCCAAAGCCATGGGATTTTTGCACTTATTGTACGCAGGGTTTTCCAGCGGTTTGTCTGCGTGTTCTTGTAGGCATTGGCCTCGTCCACGACAATCATGTCAAAGCCACCGTTTATAATTTCGTCTTTAACTACAGCTACGCCGTCGAAGTTAATAATGACAAATTCGGCCCCTGCGTTAATTATTTTCTTGCGTTGCTTAGATGTCCCGTGCGCAACGGAACAGGTTCGGTGCATGGCAAACTTAAACATATCTTCCTGCCATGCTGATTTCATAATTGACAGCGGGCATATAACTAACACCCGATTAACCATCCCCTGCTGCATGAGATAATCAACCGCCCATATTACAGATGCGGTCTTTCCGGTGCCTTGCTCGTTGAAGCAAAAGCCTTTCTTATGCAAGGTGAGGAAGGAAGCAGTTTCTTTCTGGTGCTCGAACGGCACATGCCTGCCGGTAAACTCATAGTCACGCGCCATAGGAGAAGGCACTTCTTTGACTTTTAAGTCGGCTAATACTTGAGCCTCGTGCAACTCCCAAGGTATTGCTACCTTATACACGCCGTTGTCCTCCGCTAATATTTTGTAGTTCTTTACCCGCTCGGTAATTAGATGAGGACGCTTTGTCTTGAGCACGATGGCTCTATCGTTGACTACTTTCACTTTTTCTTTTTACGCTCGCGCTTACTAGTTTCAGATACAAGGTTACCCTTAGAATCTCTTTTGAAAGATCGGTTACGGGACTTACTTTCTACTCTAGTACCGTCAGAGTTTTTACCGCCTTTATCCATAGCTTTCTTGTGGGCTACGTCTTTGCCGTCGCCCTTCGACACTTTGCCATCGCGCATTGCTTTGCGTCGAGCCGCGTTGCGTTGAGCGCGTTTCTTTTTCTGCTCCTCGGTGCCTTGGTAGTTCTTGTACTCAGCATCGTAGTTTCGTTTTTTAGCCATAGTTCACCTCTATGTTCAAATCTCTAAAATCTGTGACGGGTATATAAATGCACTGCTCCATATCTAGCGCGTCGTCTCGGTCTGTCCTACCGCCGGTGCCAAACTCATACGTGTCTTTTAAAGTTACCACTCTAACCTTATCCGTATACTCAACTAGCAGCAGTGCGGGCACTTTCATAGCCTCGGCTAGAGCAAGCATAGATTTATATTTGGCCGCACTCAACATGTAAGTAGGGTATTTGTCGTGCGCGTTGGTTCTTATCTTTAGCTCGACTATTGCTTTTAAGCTACCTTTTTTGTCGCACAGCAGTCTGTCTATTCTACTCAGCTTTGGGGGAGTTATACATACGCACCCCAACTCTTTTGCTAGCGCGGAAAATACGGCCTCCTCCTTAGTCCTATCTTCTTGTGTTTCATAAGTGGGGCGCATCCTACTTCCTATTATGTTCACAGCTAGTCACCGGACAGAATCGACATAACGGTCCGTCTACTGCGTTCCATACACCTTCTTCAGTAGCTACTTCTATCCGTTCCAGTGCCTCGTCGAACACACTTATGTAAGACTTATACATATCTACAGTGTGTTCTTTAGTTATGAATTCATTGCACACAACAAACGACAAGGCAGATTTAATCTTTTTAACTTCGGGGTAGTTCACAAAGACTGCTCCGGCAAGCAGGTCTAGCTGTTTGGTATCAGCATAGTTAGAAGTTTTACTGGTCTTGTAATCCACAAGATACGCTTTGTCGTCATTCAGTATTAGCAAATCAGCTATACCACGATACCAGACATCCGAGGAAAAGAATTTACTAGGTAAAAACTTATCACCATCCTTGGCTACTCCCAATCTAATTTCGCAGTGCTTTTCTCCTTCTATTTTGTTGAGAGCATCTAGCGTGCCTTGGATAAACTTATACTCTTTGGCTAAAGGTTTTCCGTCCCTTATATATTTTTCAGCAGCGCTATGTACTTTACTACCGTATGCGGTGGCGGCACTCCCTGTGTCCTTAACATCTTTCTTTACGTATAGATGATAATACTTCTTAGGGCATTGCTTAAAAGAATTTACTTTACTGTAAGACCAAGCCGCCATGGTTGCTTCCTTAATGTTTTCTTTGGAATTCGGACAGGGTGTGGTTATAGAGGTCGGTAGCAGCCTCAATCCAATCTTGCAGTATATCTAATTGAATAATCGGATGCTCATCAAAAAAGTTAGCTTTTACCTCTATACAACCCTCCTCGGTGTTATTGTCGTACACTAAAACGCCAAAAATATCTTTTCTCCTCCCGCCTTCCTCAATCTCTGTACCCATCTCGTTTACTTCTTCTGGTGTTTTCATAGTAATCCTCTCTCTCTCTCTCTCTCCTGTATCTGTTTTTTCCCGTCACGCCTAACCAGCCTGTTCTGCTCACGCTTCCTGTATCTTAAATGCTTCCACCACTCAAGAGTCTTTACCGAGCCTTTGCGCTTTCCTGAGCTTGCCATAATTAACCTCCCTCGCTCGGTGGTGTGGGTAGTGGCATCCAGTGGGTGACGTCATCAGTTAAAAACCCAAACTTTCCACCAAATACATTGTTCGTTCCGTCTCCTAAGTATTGCCCAACCCAACACCCAACAAACTCAAAATAATAAACCACTTCTTGGCCCGGCTCCGGCAACCGCTCCGACACCGGCACCCACTCCTGCGCTTCCAGCAGGGCTAGGGCTTTATCCATTAGCTCGTAAATTCGCAGTTCGTCTTCTGTACGCTCTCTAGAACTATATAAAGCTGCTACGTCTTTCTCTTGCATCCACTCATTCATTGCCGCAATAGTCTGCTCTTTGCTCATTGGTCGCGCTCCATTTCCGCCAGTGTGGCGTCTGCTATGGCTATTGCGTCAATCTTGATTGAGTCAGCCAGCCCTTGATACTCAGGGTTAGCACAAAGCCCCTGCATTGCAGCCTTGATGAATTCCTCACGTTTGGTGAGTCCGGGCTGCCATTTTGCCTCTAGGTGGCTCACCGGATATGCCGGTTTATCTGCGTTTTTCATTGCCTGCTGACAGCCCTTTACTGTGTATTCAATCATCTCTTTTAAGCCCCGGTATAAACCCGCCAAGCATACGCTTTATGGGGTCAGTAATCGGCGCGAAGTTGTATGTAGCCACCGTGTGTTTTTTCTTGTGATGAGCAAGATAATAACGATCACTGTGCCTACGGCTATAACCTACCGCCGGAGTGCTGTATGCGCGTGGGGGGCACTGGGTTATTTTCCCACCCTTTGCCAGATACTCTTCGACATCACGTGCTACTTGTTCCTGTAGCGCCTCTCTATCTTCAGGGCGTAAACTGCTTGTTTTCTTTTTCGTCATTACTGCACACCTGTATAGAAAATATGTGTATATATCCTAGCTGTTACACGTCCTACGTAAGCCCATTCAGGAAACACTTTTGTACTATGGTAATGGGTCGCGCCCCCTGTAGTGTCGGGAGTAAACCCACTAAGTTTTGCTATGTACAGCGCGTTAAACCAAGCCTGTTTGTTCTTAGGATTATCGCTCTTGCCATCACAATAAAAACTAAACTGGCACATGTTGCGGATTGGGTTGCCGTTCCAGTAGTACCCTTGCTTCACCACGTCACACGCATCGTCTGGATAGCGCGGGTCTTTAATTCTGTTTCGTATTACGTGAGCAACTGCAATCTGCCCCGCATCCGGCTCGCCTCGCGCTTCAAAGTAAACTGCTAGTGCTACGCACAGTAATTGACTAACCATAAACTAGTCCTCCTTATGCAGCTCCTTTAGTTCAGCCAACATACCTACAAGTTCTTCCAAGTCGTCGGCTATGCTATCTAATCTGTCAACGGTTTCTATAGCACGGCGCATTAGTTCCATGCCTTCTTCTGCGTCGCAGTCGTTAAGTTCTACTGTTATTTTCATTTGACGTTATGTATCTCAATCAGCAGGTCAATACAGTGCTTGGCCTTTTCTAAATCAGCTAGCGGTTGGCCTTTCAGCTTCCACCTAGTTATGTATTTCACTACGTTACCTTCTAGCAGGGACAAGCCATTCTTCTCTGCGTACTCAGCGGGTTGAATCGCCATGCCTTTATAGTGTGTCCCGCCCGTCTGTTTCTGTAGGGCTGTCTCCTTTGGCATCGGGTCGGTTGGCTTCGCCATTTGTGCTGTTATCATTCTCTTTTTTCTCCTGTTTTGGTTTCTCAAAGATTTTTGCCCAGTTCTCCCCGAAGTCTCTAGCGGGGATGAGCACAGGTCTACGCTTGCTGCCTTTTCCACTCATTTGATTTCCTCTGTTGATTCGTTTTTTCGTACTGGATGTCTTGTATTTGATGACTCGCTCATGCGCCATGGTTGTCTGCATATTGTTGACTCGTTACGCACGACTGGTTGTCTTTTTTGTTATGACTCGTTTTACTGCTATGGGCGTCTTGCCTCTAAGGACTCGTTTTGTATAGATGGTTGTCTACTCAGCTATGACTCGTTTTTCTCTTGTGGTTGTCTGTGGGTGAGTGACTCGTTACGTACCACTGGTTGTCTTCTTTATTATGACTCGTTTTTCTTTCATGGTTGTCTATGGGTGAGTGACTCGTTCGCAGCCCATGGTTGTCTCCTATTAGATGACTCGTTCGGATACACTGGTTGTCTTTTCCCCCTATGACCCGTTCACTTATTTTGGTTGTCTTTGGCTACTGTGACTCGTTCGCCTTCCACGGTTGTCTTAGTTATTTTGACCCAATTACTTAGGCGGCTATCTTATGTACCTTGCCTAACTTAGCTTCGCTGTATGTTGGAGCAACGGGTAGACCTTCAAGACTACGCCACTCGTTGTAAAGATCAATTAAGAAAATCTTAATCATGTAACGCACTGCCATGTTGTGCCTGTGCCCTTTGGACTTTTCTTTGTGCGCGTCCATGTGCTCTAAGCGATGCTTATAGTCATCGTAAATTTTACGGTACTTACACTTATCCGCAGGTTGTTTAACAAAGCTAGAGCCTAGTACACCAACAAGTTTAGTCTTTAGGAATGGGTTAAACGTAAGGCCTTTCTTGGTTTGGACAACACCGTCTTTATCTACGTAATTGCTTTCTTCCAAGTGTTCTTTCTTTCGGCTGCGCCCTTGCCCATCACCTGCAACGTCTAACCCTGCATACTTGTGCAAGCTCGAAGGGTACTCGGCCTTGGTAATATCTATTTCACTAAGTATTACCCCTGCCATAGCAGGACCTACACCACGTACCCCTTCAAGAAACTCGGAGTAAATAGGGTAGCCCTTTAATATGTTACCTAACCGCTTGAAGTGGTTATTCTCTTGGGTCTCAAGTTCTAAGTAATTATCTACTAGGCACAGCTCAGTGTAATCACTGATTACCTCATCGCCCTCAAACGTAGACTGCCTTGGAAAACTAGCTACACCTTCGGTAAGAAGTCTATGTGACTTACGTAGATCGGCAAGTATTTTTTGCCCGTCATTGTCTATCGTGTCTTCCTTCTCACTCGGTGCTTGCCCAAGTTTAGCTTTAAAGTTACCCACCAAGCGGTTGCCTGTTTGGATTCTGTTTTTCTGGATGTCGTATGCACCCCTTACTATTGTTTTTAAATTACTCATCATCGCTTCCTAAAAGTCTGGTTGTATATATTGGTCAATCATTTTGCACCATTGTTGATAAGTGCATCTGCTAAGGCAGTCGATGAATATCTCACCTTCACCTTCTGTAAAATAAAAATACCCATCGGCCTTAGCAAGCAACGTATCTGTGCTTGAGTTTTTCGCCTGTATGTAGGCGTTT